CGGGGTCACATAGACGTTCCCGACAGGCCCGCCGAGTGACTTACTCCAAACCTGCCACTTGGTTTCCCCGCTGACAGGTTGAAGGAACAAGTCGTCAGAGCTTTCCAGCCCTAGAGCCTCACCCCGCTCCGCAAACACCCTGTCAAGTTCCATATCGGCCAAGATCGGGAAGTCTTGTGGAAGCTCTCGGTGCGCTGGCATCGCCATTCCGTTAATCACGAAGGTGCTTTCCTCGGTCCACTCTGTCAGCTTACGCCGCATGGTTTCCTCTGGATAACCGTGAGCGGCCATCGCCTCAACCTTCGCTGCCATCATGGCGTAGCTTTCGCCGTAGACCCCAGCCCCCGCGCTTTCCAGAGCGTCCCGAATGATCTTGTCCACCTCTTGGGCAGGGGGACGTAGACGGGCTTTCTCGGTGTCGGACTTCCCCCACCACCCCACGGCCCACGCTAGGGCGTCCTCTGGGGGCATCCGGTTGAACTCTATCGCCATGTCGTAGCTATCCATGAAGGCCCTACTCTGCGGCGTCAGAAGCGTCTCCGCATAGGCCGGGTTCCGCGCCTTCAAGTCCCGATAGAGTTCTGCCGTCTCCACAAACTTTGCAGCGGCGGCGGGGTTCTTGATGAGCACATCAGGGTTGGCAGCGACGGGCAGCCCCGCGAACATATCCGCCCACGTCTCATTGTGGACGTTGTTCGCCTCATACCAAGCAAGACGAACGCCCTGCATCTCCTTGGCTGCCTCTTTGGCATCCGTCCCCTTGGCAACCAGAGCCTTCTCTTGGTCAGCCCATTGGCTTTCCATAAGGTTGCGGGCATCCTTGAGCTGTTCTTGCTTGGTGTAGGTCATCATCCCAGAGCCATCGGCCTTGGGGACTTCCACGTCGCGCAGCTTGTAGACCCCTCCGTGTTCACCCATCAGGGTCAACACTTCGGAACGGACAGTCGCCTTGGCCTGATCCGAGTGATACGCAAGCTGGCGCTTATGTTCATCGGTCTGGGTCTTGTTCAGGATGGCCGCTTTGTTGGCCTCTGAACGGGTCACAAGGGCTGCCTTCTGGGCGGGCGTATAAAGGGCATCGTCCAAGCCCTCGGCTTCCTCTGCCGTGAACTCACCCATGACCACCTTACGGTCCACGTCCAGACGCACCGGGAAGCTCTGGGCATCGGACGCCGCTTGCTTCACCCCCGTTGCTGACTCCACCAGCTTCGCAGCCTTGACGGTGTAGTTCCCAAGGGTGGAGATGGCGGGAAGCTCTGTGCCGTCTGCGGCCTTGCGGGGTGTCTCCAGAAGGGCCTTTGCCAGTTCCGGGTTGCCTTCCAAGGCCACACGCTCTGCCAGCGCGTAGACCGTCTCGATCTGTTCTTGACCGGACAGGCCGTAGAAAGCTGCGTTAGAGGCTGACCCTTCTATCACCGCTTGGGCAATCTTGGCTGGGTCCGTCTCACCCGCCTTCACCGAGTCACTGATCTGGACGTGCCAGCTATCAACAATGGTGGCGTTGACCTGTTGCTTGGCCGTGGTCAGCTTCTCTTCGGTATCAGCCGTGATGACCGCTTCCCGATGATTGTCCGACAGGCGGTAGAAGTTTCCTCGGGCCACCTCGGAAGGCAGACCCTCGGCATACTGTTCCCGCATACGGGCATACTCTGCATCCACATCGCCGTTTGAGCGGTCAAAGTCGGTGTTGTAGTAGGTGGCCCATGCTTGCCGGAAGTCGGCATTGGCACGTTCCCCTAGAAGCCCCTCAAGGGCATCCTGACGAACCCGAACGCCGCCGTGGGTGCCCGTCTCCGCCTCTGCCCGCAGTTCCTCAATCGTCATCTGTTGACGCTTGGCGACCCATTCCTTGTTGGCACGGGAATTTGGGTCATCCTGCACCGCGTCTTGGACTTGGGCGTAATTCTGGAGGGACGAATTTAGGCCACCCAAGGCGTCCGCAAGGGCACGAAGGTTGCCCCCTGTCTGGACCTGCGCGGGGCGCACAAAGGTGCTTCCGGGGGTTCCTTGGGGCTGGAGACGTGTCTGTTGGAGTTCTGGGGCTGCGGTGTTTGTTCCGAAGAGTCCGGCTGCCATTAACTGTTCTTCCTGTTAACGTGGTTGGTGTAGGACCCAAGGGCGGAGCTGAACCCCCCCAAAAGGAACGGGACCATACTCGGCTTCTCAGGAATGGGCATGGAGTTGATCTGACTTTGGCCGTTGGCCTCCGTCGCCGCCATCTCCCCGGTCAGGTAGTCTCGGCTCATGCGGAGGTTGGCGTCAGCCGTAGCTTCATTCCGCCCCGCTTGGGCATAAACGTCCCGAAGGACTGCATCCACGGACAGGCCAGAGACGCCACCAGCGGCAGCGGCAACCTCGGTGGAGGCAACAGCGCGGGCTCGTTCGATCTCGGACGCTTGTGCCGCTTGTGCATGGGCTTGGCCCTCTTGTTGGGCACGGATATTTAGGGTGGAGTAAGCATTCGCCGTGGACATGGCAGCAGCTTCCGCGTTCTGCTCATAAGCGTCCATCTGGCTGTCGAACTGCGCGTTAGCAGCCTGATAGCCCACGACTGCCTGCACCCCGCTCATTGCCAGCGAGGCTCCGAGCAATAGGGTCGGTTCACACATTGGTGCGTATCCTTGCAAACTCGTAGACCGGGACCCCGCCTTGTCCATATCGGTCGATTTTTCTGATGAATGTGAAGCCCAGCCACCGAAGCCATTTTATGTGGACCTCATTGCGGGCGTCACAGACGTTGAAGAGGGTATCGAAGCGGGCGTCGATATGCCTTAGAACGTCCTTAGAACCCCGGAGGGTGGCGAAGGTGTTTTCCTCTAGGGCCTTGGTGCCGGACATGCCCACCACCCCCGCACGTTCCCCGTAAGGAACCACGGTAAGGATGGCGGCAAGTGTTCCGTCAAGTGTTCGGAGGGTTAGTGAGGGTGCCCCTAAGAGCACCCCGCGTTTCAGACTGTCGAGCGCGGGGTGGCCTGTTAGGTCCTCCAGCTCCCGCCGATCTTCCGGCCTAAGGTTCAGGGCACACTCTTCGGCGTCAGCGAGGGTTGCCCCCGTGACGATGCCGTGGGGTGTCATTGATTTCCTTTCAGTAGGAGATTGGACGGGCATCCCCGGTCCACCCGTAAGACAGGATGGCGTAAGGGAACGGCCCAGAGTTTCCGAACTTGAGGCGGAAGTCCCCCGACTTCGCCATAACCGAGACCGACTTTGCGATCTCACCGATGACGAGCTTCCCGTGGGTGCCCGTCTTGGTGCCCGAGAGGGCGGCGGAGAAGTCGTAGATCACAGGGGATCGGTAGTCCCGGTCTAGCGTGACGTTGAGGAAGGCACAGTCACCTGTCCCGAAGCGCACGTTAGAGACCACCGTTTGCCACCCAGAAGCCGCGTTGCCGTAGCCGCCGGAGTTGTTCCGTTGGCGGTGCAACAGTGGTGACAGAATCCCATAGCTCTGGAACGGCCACCCCACGCGCACAGGCTTGCCCAGCCAGTTCCCTGAAAGGATCAAAAGGTGAGTGTCCTTTGAGACCACCGTAGGGTAAGTCCCGAAGTCGTCCGGGTTGGCGGCGATGACAGTGTATGTGCTGTCGGCAAACGGGGTGGTGAAGACCGTCACGTCCGACTCCGGGTCATAACTAATCCCCAAAAGTTCAACCTGACGGTCGAGGGAGAAGGCACAGGGCCCGCCTTGAACCCAAGCCTCGTGACAGTTGACTGCCAGAACCTCCGGCGCGTCGTCCCGCCCTGTCACCAGCACCAGATCATCCTCATGGAACTGCATCGCAAGGACTGGAGCATCAAGCGTCCACTTCTGCCAAGCCGACTGCGCCTTGTCGTTGCCAATCCATAGCCACTTGTAGACGTAGAGCGACTGCGGCTCATCTTCGGAGACCAGCGCGAGGATCTTAAGGTCTCCGTCGCCCTCCATAAGGGTCACATTTGCTGGCACATATCCGGCCACATGGTCGGTGATGCACTGTGGCTTGAGGTTGTCCACGGATCGGTCATAGCTGAACTCATGAACGAAGCACCCAGAGGGAGTGTCATTCACAAAATAAAGGTGCTCCCCGGCAGCCGTTGGGCGGACCCTAGAGCTGATCGTGTTGGACATGAGGTGGTCGTAGCTGATGCTCTTCTGGGTTAACGTCTCCGTCTTCGCAATTCGGAAAGGGACCGAAGCGGTGAACAGGATCGTCTCGCCGGAGAATGGAACGACATGGTGGATCGTGCTTACATCAGGGTAGGAAATGGCGGCATCCACGGGGTCTGTATCCAGTGGCGTCAGGATGCTCTCGACCCAGAAGTTGAAGAACTTCCCATGTCGGCTCTGTGAAAGACTTTCGCCCGAATGGAAGCCGATCCGGTTATTCCCGAAGGACGTGCCGCTGATCTTCTCCCCGACAAAGGAAGGCCAAGGGTTCGTATCGTCATCCCCTGCCTGTCTTCCAGCCCACCTAGCGGCTTTGAAGGTGAACGTTCCGTCAGAGTTTCGGACTAGCAAGTGAGGCATGGTCGTCGCCTCGATGAGGTATTGAATGTTCGGCGCGACGGTCTCTTTCCAAGTCCCTTGGGAGCTGTTCACTTCCCTGTCGAACTTGACGTAGAAGTCGTCGTAGCCGTTGTCCTCACTCCCGGCTACCTTGATAACGAACCCGTTAGGTGCCCGTCTAGGTAGCTCGGCGTAATTCTTGCTCTCACCCTTGTGGGCCCGTATGCGCGAGTCCGTCCCCGCCTCCACTTCCAGCGTGAAGTCGGTCACATCGTTACGGACCACCACCACGTTGTCGAGCACGTTCACGAACCAGTTGGGCCCCGTTAGGGTCTCGCTTAGGTTCGAGTAAGAGGTGCCCAGAAGGTCAGGCTCGTCGGTTGGCATCCCCACGGCAAGTATCTTTGCGATGACCCCCGCACGGGCCCCGCGTTCAGCCCTCCGAACGTCTGGAGGGTCAGCATAAGGGCCCCCGTTGGTGCGGAAGTGGGCCTTCACGTCTCCGTTGATCAGCACCTTATAGTCCGTGAAGTAATCCCCTTGAACCACATGGATCAGGCCCTCATTGGGACGTGAAGGCGTCACGGCGGAGTTCTTCAAAACGGTCTTTGTGGTGTTCAAGATGAAGGTGTGATCCTGAACCGTCAGGGCACGAACGTCCCCTCGGGTGATCCCTGAAAGGTATCCCCATCCGTTCGGTGCGGTGACTGACTTCTCATTACCTGCGAGGTCAAACACCCGCACCCCTGTCGGCTTAATGACCACCACGTAACGCTCATTGGCGTCTCGGTCGATCATGTGAACCGTGTCCTCATCCAAGATGGTCACGGGAAGCACACCTCGGAGCATCGCCGGGTTGCGCGGAACGAGCCCTCGGGAGATTGTTGGGAACTGGTTGATGCTCTCTTCGAGCTGGGAGGTGAGGCGAACCGCAGGGGGTTGCCGAGACACTCCATTGATCAGATTGGGGCTGCCCCCTTGTGTCTGCACTAGCCTCTCCGTGTAAGTTGCGCGATGGTGTTGTTGTTGAACAGGTTCAGGTCTTCGTTGCGGATAACTGCCCGCTCGAAGGCTACCTTGGCCCGGATCAGGTTACGGTGTCGGGCCTCCGTCACGGCTTGAGCGCCGGGGATGCCATCCACGAATGTCTCTGTGGCAAGTGCCGTGATGTATCTGCGGGCCACCGAGGGGAGTTCATCCCAAGGAAGCTGGAGGATGACCGAACAGGACACCGCGTCCGCAAACTGAATGGACTTGGTTTCACGGTTGTAGAGGAATGGGCGGCGCTCGATCACATCGGCGTCTGTTCCGTCCAAGCTCAAGATATTGTCTGGAATGACGATGTTCCCTGCCCCGTCCGGGGTTAGCACATAGTCATCCTCGTAGTTGAACCAGAAGCCTTCCTCTTGGAAGTCCCGGCTCTTCGACTGGAGAACGTGGAGTGCCGTGTTCCCAGAAGGAGGGAGGTTCTCCAAGTTTTCAACCGGGTCTTCCCCGATTGCGGCCAGCATTTCGTTGACCGCAGAGAGCTCACT